ATATTTACAAATCCAAATAAACAAAATTATATGTTGGATGGAGATTTATTACAGTTTGGTCAATTAAAGGCTATTTGTACTGCATCTACTGGAACGAATCACATAGATGTAAAATATTGTGAAGAAAAGGAAATTGAGATAATATCTATTACAAAGGATTATCAAGTTATAAATAAAATTTCATCTACTGCAGAACATACTTTAGCATTAATGTTATCGTTAATTCGTAATATTCCAAGTAGTTTCCATTCAGTAAAAGATGGTAATTGGGATTGGGAGCCTTATGTTGGAAGACAAATGAATTCTTTAACTATTGGTATTATTGGATATGGAAGATTAGGTAAATTGATGGCAAAATATTGTGATACATTAGGAATGGAAATTTTACTTCATGATCCTTGTGTTTTTTCATTTGGGGGGAATATAGAAAGAAATAAACAACCAGTAGAATTAGACGAATTATTAGAAAGGTCAGATGTGATTTCACTTCACGTTCATGTTACAGATGAAACACGAGAAATGATAAATAAAAATACTATTAGTAAGATGGTAAAGAGACCATATTTGATTAATACTTCACGAGGGGAGATTGTAAACGAGGATGATATAATTGATGCGTTAAGAAGTGAAGATTTACAGGGATATGCAACTGATGTGATTAGAGATGAGTTTGGAGATATTAAAAATAGTAAATTGGTAGAGTTTTCTATGAATCCAAATAATAATGTAGTTATAACACCACATATTGCAGGTATGACTAAAGAAGCACAAGAAATTGCTTATCATTGGGCAATAGATAAATTGGAGAATAAATATTATGACTAAAATAATATCAGAAATAGGTTGGAATCATATGGGTGATATGGATTTGGCAAAACTTATGATTTCAGAGAGTGTAAATAATGGTGCTGATATGGTTAAGTTACAAACTTGGTCAGTAGATAGATTAAAAGATGGACCGTGGGATACAGATGGTAGACGGGAGATTTATGAAAAGGCAGAATTGACAATGGATAAGCATTTTGAATTATTAAATTGGTGTGATGATTTAAGTGTACCATTTTTTACATCAGTATTTTCAGTAGAAGATGCAGAACTTTTATATGAGGTACAAACTGAAAGAGTAAAAATTGCCAGTTTTGAATCTCGAAATAAAGAACTACTTAGTTATTGTGATAATAACTTTGATACAATTTATATTTCTACAGGAACTTCAACTGTAGATGAGATAAAAGAAAGTTTAAAATATATCAAAACATCCAATGTGGTATTATTACATTGTGTTTCTTCTTATCCATTAGAATATGCTAATGCAAATTTACCAAGAATTAATTCATTAAAAAAATTATGTGATAGAGTTGGTTATAGTGATCATACTTCTGGAATAGAAGGAAGTAAAGTTGCATTAGAATATGATATAGAGGTTATTGAAAAACATTTTACAACAGATAAACGATTACCAGGAAGAGATAATAAATTTTCAATTTTACCACATGAGTTAAGAGAGTTATCTGATTATATTAAGTTAAGAAGAGAAATGAATGTAAATCACGGTGATGGTTATTTAGAATGTGAAGAAGAAGCAAGAGAAGTAATGACAGAGAGATTTGATGGTTAGTGTTATATTAAGATGTAGAAATGAAGAAAAATATATTGGATTTGCTATTCAATCCGTATATGATTTTTTAGGATACGTTGAAATAATTTTAGTTGATAATGAATCAACTGATAATTCAATTAGAATTGTAAATTCATTTGAATTTATGAATATAAAAAAAGTAAAATTATCTAAAAATGATTATACTCCAGGAAGAGCATTAAATTTGGGATTGGAACATTGTACAAATAATTATGTGTTAGTAATGTCTTCACATTGTCAGATAACTAAGTTAGATTTTGATGATGTTAAAAATAATCTTGATAGTGGATTTGTTTCAGTATGGGGTAGACAAAATCCAATATGGAATGGTAAGAAAATATCACATAGATATATGTGGGCAAATTTTAAAGATACACCAAAGGTAAATTATTTTTCAAAATATGAAGATAGATATTTTTTACATAATGGATTTGCATTTTACAATAAATATACTTTGATTGATTCTCCATTTGATGAAGATTTATCAGGAAAAGAAGATAGATATTGGGCAAATGATATGATAGAGAATGGAACAGAAATTTATTATGATCCAGATATATCTGTTAATCATTTTTATACACAAGAAGGTGCAACATGGAAAGGTGTTGGATAATGAAAACATTAGTAACAGGTGGTGCCGGTTTTATTGGTACTAACCTAATAAAGAGATTATTAAAAGATGGGCATGAAGTAGTGTCAGTAGATAACTATTCTACGGGCAAAAGAGAAAATCATCAAGAAGGTTGTCAGTATCAATATTTTGATTTATCGAGTGAACATACACTAGGAATATATGTAGATCATGGAAGTTATCCATATTGGAGAGATAATGAATATGATGTGATATTCCATTTGGCTGCTATACCAAGAATACAACCATCATTTGATAATCCATTAAAAACATTTAATGCTAATGTGTTAGGTACATTACATATTTTAGAGTATGCTCGTAAAAATAATGTTAAGGTTATTTATGCAGGTTCTAGTTCAGTTCATGGTGGAGCATATAAAAATCCATATACTTTTACTAAATGGCAAGGTGATAAATTGTGCCATATGTATAGTGAAATATACGAAGTTGATGTAAATGTTTGTAGGTTTTATAATGTATATGGTCCGCATGAATTAACAGAAGGTGGATATTGTACAGTTATTGGTATTTTTAAAACACAATATGAAAATAAAGAACCATTAACAATAACTTGGGATGGTGCACAAAGAAGAGATTTTACTCATGTTGATGATATAGTAGATGGATTAGTTTTAACTGCAGGGTGTAGTAGTTGGGGATTAACGATTGAATTAGGTAGTGGTGTAAATCATTCAATCAATGAAGTAGCTGATATGTTTGGTAAAGATTACCCAAGACAATATATTGATAGGAGGCCAGGTGAGGTTAGGTCAACATTATGTGATTTGGGATTGGCATTTTCTGCAGTAGGATATCAACCAAAGAGGAATTTAAAAGATTATATAAGTTTAATAAAATGACATACTATTTATAATTGATGATAATATACAAAGCAACAAATATGTTAAATGATAAAAGTTACATTGGGAAAACTGTACGCTCTTTACATTTACGAAAAGGACAACACTTGAGGTCTAATGAGACAACACACTTTCATAGGGCATTACGTAAATATGGTAAAGATATGTTTGATTGGAGTGTTATTAAAGAAACCAAAACTGAAAAAGAGTTAGATAATCAAGAGATTAAGTTTATAAAAGAATATGATACATATAAAAATGGTTATAATTCTACTATTGGTGGAGATAATGGAACTTATGTAATGAGTGAGGAACATAAGAAAAATCTGTCTAAATCCCATTTAGGGAAAAAATTAAGTGAGGAACATAGAAAAAATTTGAGTAAATCACTGATGGGTATGAAACATGGAGCTATTGCTTTAGCTAATTATAAAAAAGAGCATGGTTGTTGGAATGTTGGAATATCTTGTAAAGAGGAAACTAAAGATAAGATGAGAGAAACTTTACAAAATAAACCTTTACTTACGTGTGAGGTATGTGGATTTACATCAAACAGTAAGGGTAATATGAGACGTTGGCACGGAGAAAAGTGTAGGCGTTAATGACATATTATTTATTGCTTGAAAATGATACTGAAGAAGACGCTTTATACGACACCAATATATTAGGAGAAGTAAGTTTTGGAACATTTTATCCTTCAGTTGGGTTTATGATGTTAAGTAGAATAATAAATGACAAACCAGAGTTATTAGAGACAATTCAAATACTAGATGAACATAAAAATTCATATACATTGACAAATTTTTTAGATAAGTTAGAGTTATGGAAAATAAAAAAAGCTTGACTTGTATAGCTTTTTATATGTAAGATCATAATGGAGAATAATCATGCCAAAGTTTGATTTTATAGAATATGAGGATTTGGAAGAAGAAGCATATGAAGAACAATCTAAATCAAAATTTAAAAGAAAAGTAAAAAAATCTTGGAATCAAATCAAAGAGAATACAGATAAGAAGGATTCCAAAAAGAAATGGCAAAAGAAAAGGAGAAAAGCCCATGTTTCTCACAAAAAGGGTATTAAACGTAATAATAGCTAGTCTATTTTTAATAGTTGGGTGTACAAACCCAGTTTCATCAGAAGATAGGGATGAATTCGCAACTATCAAATTTGATATGAGATTAAATGAAGATAGTAATGGTTATTATCATTTGACAGTAGATCGAGGTAGTTGGCAAACTCTACATAGAGTATCAGG